GTCGTTCCAAAATCTTGCTACTAGCGACATCACGCAAGAGCAGGGTTGGAACGCTATCGAGAATATGGTTAACCGTGGCATTCTTGGTGCTTCGCTTCGCAAGCAAGTCCACGAAGTCTGGGAACAACCATCGTATGAGGAAGACCGCAGTCGTAATTTGTGGAATCTGTATAATGCCCACACGCAAGTGCTGACGCATAACCACGGCAACCACAAGTATGAGATGAAGCAACGCCAAGGTGGTGCTGTGCTTAACACTCTGCATACGGCTTCGACCTCTGCTGAATTCGCACGACTTCTTCTGGCAACACCAGACGAGGTTCGCTCTAACTGATATTACAGGGACGCATCATAGCAATGTGGTGCGTCCCGCTTATCACTATGAAAGCAACATTCGGTATCGGTCTCGAACCAACCAAGCGTAACAAAGTTTGGGTTGTGTCTATCTATATCAACCTGCCCGACAAAGCCCCAATGCTCGACTCTGAACATTCGTTCAAGACGAAGCGTGATGCGAAACTGTTCATCGAAGGATGGAAGGCTAACTGTGAGTGCAATAATCGTAACTAATATGATTACGATTAACGGAGTTGAGTTAACTCCTGCACAGTTAGTGTCGCTCACCAAGTTGGTGAATGTCGGTTGGACTATTGATTACTCGTCAATCCATAAACTGCCAGCAGAGCAATGCATTATGGTCGCTGTCAAAGGCAACCAGACAGGTGCTCAAATGGTAATCGGAATCGAAGCAGATGGCTACTCGCACTCGTAAGTTTAGTTGGCTGGTAGTAGCACAGACCTACAAGTCTGCCGTCATCAAGGCTGAAACTGAACGAGATGCTATCGATGTGTTTCATAACATCGAATACAATGGTTCAACCAGAGCGAAACAGGCATTGGAAGACAGCACCGCATACGAGGTTGAAGCACACGAGTATGATTGCCCTCGTCCTAAACGGAAACGAAAATGAGTCTCGATTTCGAATTCGCCAAGGGCATTAAGAAAGAGTTGATTGAGTATCGGCAGAAAGATGGTTCGTTGCATTGGTTGCCTCGTGCTCAATCGTTCGTCTTCTATCAGATGTTGTTACAACACGACATCGATGGTGAGATGACCGATAAAAAGATGTGCGAGATTAACAGACGCATAGAAATCATCAACGCCAGCATCAGCAAGCATTCGCATTGGTATTCAGCAACCGAAGGATTCCAACATCAGTTGAATGATGTCGTTGTCTATTGGGGGCTTACGACAAATGTATCCCATATGTCTATGACCAAATGGAATGCTTGGTTTGCAAAAGCCCACGCTCGTAGAAGTATGGAGAATCATAAACAGTATGGCTGGCAGAATGCTGTATTGAAACCATACGAACAGTTGTCACGAGCAGATGACAACGCTGGCTGAAGCAGTAGTGGTTGGCATATGGCTCTGCATATTAATCAAAGGATTGCGAAAATAAGCAAAAACCTTGGGTTAAAGACAGGTTTCACAGCGAAACCCAGCCATCACACAGTCCACGCATCGTGCAGGTGCGTGGATTTCATTTTATGCTCCCAGCATCTGCTATCTTACCAATAGGAAAGCACGGCACTACGCACGGCTGACCTCCGCACGAACCAACAACAAGTGCGGTGACGGAACCACGAACGCATATGAATAAACAAACCCCCGAAGAAATCGCCATCATCAAGGCGAAGGTGAAAGCGGAACAGGCGAAACAGAAGGCGAAGGAACTTCGTCTCGAAAAGAAAGCGAAGGCTTTCGACAAGGCGAAGGAACAGCGGATTGAAAAACTTCTCGCCCGATTGGAAAAAGCGAAGGACGCAAAGTTCCTCGCAGGTGCAAAGAAGGTTTCGTTTATCGTGACCCAGAAAAATTGGGACAGCGTAATCGAAACGCTTGAAGGTCACGGCAAGAATATCGCTGACCCGAAAGCAAAAATCGGGATGGGCGAAGTCTGCCATTGGGCTGACAAGGTTGAGCCTATGCTCCTCGGTCTGATGTCCGCAATCAAGGCAGGTCAGAAAACCGCCTTCGAAAAAATGGAGGCGAAGGAAAAGCGGACGGTTCGCCGTCTGACCGCTGGCATCAGCCAAACGAAAATCAAGCCAGCGAAGTTCAAAGCCATCCTGTTGAAGCAAGCCAAACGCATCAACAATATCGTGGAGGACATCGGAGAGTTTAAGAAATATATTTCGTGAGCCTCATCGCCCTCGGAATATTCATTATCGTCCTGCGTATGTTGAACGGAAAATAATCCGTTACGCATCGCACGGCATCACGAGAAAAGAAGTGCATCCTCTCGCCCTACGGGGCGGGGGGGTGCATTCTTCCTCACAAGCCTCATTCTCCAACGCATTCAGATACACACTTTTTACTTGCAAAAGACTAGTAGTGATGAAGGCAGGGGTTATTAGGGGGGTAGTTGGTATATGGTGTCAAGTGGTATCTGCTTGGTAGGGTCAATATATGGCGTTTTTTAATGTTCTGGGTAGGGGGAAGTGTATTTCCTAGGGGGGTGTAATAGATTTCCCTAGGGGGGTGCTATGGATTTCCTACATATAGAATAGGGTATAGGATAGACTATAGAGATACAGGTATTGACATATCGATTCCTCTGGGGAAAGTAGACATATGAACCACAAGGAGTCGGAGTTGGTAGACATTCTTAACATCACCAGAGCCGAATTTAAGTATCTACGGAAGAATCTGGCTAATTCTGATAAGAATGTCGGTCCTCTTTGGATGCGTGAAGAGTCAAACAAGCCAGAACACCTGCGTACCGTGTATTGGACTGATGCTGGTATGTACTTTCTAAGGGCTTACCTGTCTGAGAAGGCTGGTCAGCCTGTGATTAAGCCAGATACTGATATGAAAGTAATGAGTAAGGCTCAGTTTCTTGATATGGTGCATAAGACCAAGTGGGTAGGCAAGGTTGTCAGAAACCTATACAAGAACCATATGGTCTTGATGGTGGAACATAACTCTGGGTTTAATGTTATGGTTAACTGCCGTGACAACCAACTATTTTCCAAAGGTGCGTGGGTCGTAGTTGACACCAATGAGAATAGCCACACCGTTCGTGGTCAGTCTTTTAAATCTTATGAAAAAGCCTTCGAAACCCTCTCCAAAAAAGGAGTCTAACTGTGGCACAAAAGATTTGTGCAAAACCCTAGGTATTCCTAAATTCAAACCTCTCGACCACGAGCAAAAGGAGAAGTCTAAAAATGGGAAGTAAAGGAGGTCGTGGTATGGCACAGCCTACCTATTTGCCGACTACTGGTACAGACCTGTCGCAGTTTAACAACACTCCTATGAACCAAGGCTTTCAATGGAATAAGCCACAGGGTTTTAAGGATGCTACGGAATCTAATATTGGTACTTCTAATTACACTCCAAATTTCTTGTTCCAAGATTCGCAGTTTGGTATGAGCGGTTTCCAAGGTCAGTCTAACGGTAACACTAATCCTGCTACTAACGGTAATGTTGGCTATAATGGTGGAAACCAAGCAGTTGACCCAAACAGTTTCTGGAAACCTATTAACCAATATGGACCTTCGATGTTCAGATGAATATTGACCCTCACACAGGCGATGATGAGGATGATGATGATGGCGAAAATTTATATTTCCAAGACCAATAACAAAATCGAAGTTCTGACCTAGCGGTCAGAACGATACAGAACTGATTTACGCATTGGTAGCACAATGGTTGTGCAACAGTTTTGTAAACTGTAGGTTGTCGGTTCAAGTCCGACCCGATGCTCCACTTTAACACTATGGAAGAAAAATGGCTCCCAGTACCAATCAAGCAATTTGAAGGCTTGTACGAGATTTCCGACCAAGGAAGGCTAAGGTCTTGCCTCAAGACTACAAGTGACGGCAGAAGGCTTCCCAGCAGGGTAATTAAGCCTACTGCTACCAAGGCTGGATACTTACAGTTCAAGTTGCATAACAATAAGTTTAGGTTTAATGTAAATGCACACAAGATGGTTGCTATTACTTTCGGTCTCATTCATTGGAATGAACACTCTTTAACGAATATGCAGATTAATCACATTGATGGAAACAAGCACAATAATTGTGCATCGAACCTAGAGGCTTGCACCCCTAGCGAGAATCTTATCCACGCTTACAAGACAGGACTTAGAAAGTAATGGCTGAAGACCCTTTTGCTAAGATTGTACAGGACTGGCAGGATGCCAACCCTACAGTAAGACCTAAGACAAAACAACCAGCGTCAGCAACTACAATCATTAGTAACAATCCCAGAACTACTGGTACTGTTGCTGGTGCTTACTTTGCTGGAAGTAAAGCAGTTGGTGCATACCGTACTGGCATCCTTGAAGCAACACAGGCTCTTCGTGCAAGAGGAGTTGAAGAGGTTAAAATTGCTAAAGAACTTACTAAACTTGGATTTGATGTAACTTCCAGCACTCCTACAGGCGGTAAGGCACTTGCTACTGCTGGTCGTGATATTGCTTCTAATTCACGGTGGGGTAATTTGCCTTGGGGTAAGGGTTATGAAAATGCAGCAAATATGGAAAGAATTCCTCAACTTACAATGAGAGGAAGAGAAGCACTCCCTTATGTTGCTGATGCTGGAGCACCTACTAGACTTGTTTCTACTGCCGAATCCGCAGTAGTAGACGCTAAGAAACTTGCACAGGCTGTTGCTGATGGAAAGATTACTCCAGAACAGGCTCTGAAATTTTCTACAAAAGGACTACAGCCAGCAGTTGCTGACCCTGTATCTAGATGGGTAAAGGCTGGAAAAGGATATCAAGCAATTATGGGTGGCAGTCAGCCTGTAAATTCAATGGCATCTGTACGAAGCGGATTCAGAGGTAATAAGATTCCTATGGCAATGGCTGGTATGGAACTTGGTGGAGCCGTGTATGATGTTGTTGGTGAAGATGGAGTTTTTAATAGAGAATATATGAAACAGGTTGGAAAATCTAAAGACCCACTTATTCAAGGTCTTGGTGTAGCACTTGCTGGGCTTCAGTCTACCAAAAGAATTGGCAGAGGTGCTGGCGAGGCTCTTACATTTGGCGGTCTTGGTATGTCTGGTCTTCCAGACGCTGGAGAAAGAAGAGATGCTATTGAAAATGCCCATAGAATCTTTAGAGAAGAAAAGGCAAAGGTTACTGGAGACTCAAGCAAAAGTCATCCAGTTGAACTAACTCATACTTATCCGTTGAGCGACAATCACGGTCTTAAGCAGAATGAAAACGAAAAAGGAAACGAACTGTTTAAGGCAGTTGAGTCTTCTCCTAGATTTAAGGCTATTTATTCCAAGGAACTTGCTAGACTTGGTGTGCCACAAAGTATGTGGACTCCCGATGTGTATAAGGGTCCAGAACACGAATACAGCATCGATATGAATGACAACATTAGAGCAACGCCTTTTGGTTCTGCCCTTGAAAGACAACAGATGCAAATTGCGTTTGAAGATGCTTCTCTGCAAAAATACAACAGAGGGCGGTCTGTACTTAATGTTGACCCTTCTGCTGGACCAATGGGTTGGAGTACTATTAGAGGTACAGACCCAAGAGATTTAGGTCTTAATCCAGATGCTGGAAACTATTCTACTGACGGATTTATTCGATAAGTGGACGAGTTAAACTTCACGCCTTCTCCGCATCCGTTCCTTAAGATGCCAGATATCAAGATGCTCGTTGAGCGTCTTGGTATTGAGAAGACCGCTGAAGTTCTTGAACTTAGAGAAGACAAAATTCTTGCTGAACAGTTAGACCCATTTCGTCACGGCTTTGAACCAGAACATTGGCACGAAGCAGATAGGTTGATTAAAGAGAAGCAGGAATTGCTTGTGTTGGGTGGCAACCGTGCTGGCAAAACAGAGTGGATGGCAAAGCGTGTAGTGCAGACCTTAGTCGGCAAAAAGAACGCAATGGTTTGGTGTCTTCACACAACTCAGAAATCCAGCATCCAGATGCAACAGAATGTTGTCTGGAAGTATATGCCTCCAGAATTAAAAAATCTCAAAAAGGGCAAGGTAACTAACATTGCGTACAGTCAGAAGAATGGATTTTCCGAAGAGTCCTTTATTCTTCCTAATGGTTCGCAATGTGTGTTTATGAATTACGCCCAGAAGCGAGATGTTATTGAAGGTGGCGAGTGTGACCTTATCTGGTGCGATGAACTTGTGCCTATGGACTGGGTTGAGACCTTGCGATACCGTCTTGTTACTCGTAGAGGCAAACTGGCAATTACCTTTACCCCTATTGCTGGCTACTCGCAGGTGGTTAAGGAGTTTGTGTCTGGTTGTAATTTTATTAAAACCCTTCCCGCCACTATCCTAGACCAGAATAATGTCTATGTTGGGGGCTGTCCAAAGGGACATATGCCATTTACGGCTCATTCCTATCGTGGAAACGCTTCCGTAATCTGGTTTCACTCTCAACTTAACCCTTACAACCCCTTTGATGAGTTAGTTAAGACTCTTACAGGCAAAAATTTGTACGAACAGAAGATTCGTGCTTACGGCTGGGCTGATAATACGGTTGGAAACCAGTTTCCAAGGTTTGGAGACAAGAATATTGTGCCATTAAAGGCTCTACCAGAAGAAGGAACCAATTATATGGTTGTAGACCCTGCTGGAGCCAGAAACTGGTTTATGATTTGGGCAAGAAAGGCTCCAGACGGCAATTTGTTTATCTACAGAGAGTTTCCAGACATTTCGTATGGTGAATGGGCTTTGCCTAGTGAGAAAGCAGACGGTAAAGAAGGTATGGCTCAAAGAAATGGTGCTGGTATGGGTATTGATGACTACAAGGTGACTATTAAGACTTTAGAGGGCAACGAGGAGATATTAGAACGCTATATCGACCCTCGTGCGGGTGCGACACAGGCAATTGGGCGAGACGGAGGCACATCCGTCATCGAGTTGCTAGACGGAGGTGATAAGCCAATGTATTTCGCACCCTCGGCTGGAGTTGCTATAGAGCAAGGCGTTGCTATGATTAATGACCTGTTGGCGTTTGACATTAATGAACCGCTATCTCCGCTCAACCAGCCAAAACTTTATATTACAGAAAACTGTAAAAACTTAATCTACTGCCTACGAGAGTGGACAGGTCACGATGGTGACAAGGGGGCAACAAAAGACCCTATTGACTGTTTGAGATATTTAGTAGTAATGCAACCAGAGCATATTGACGATAAGTCAATTCCTATCAATGTACCCTTTTCATACTAATGAGTAAACAAGACAAATTTATGGGAGATAACACTACTGACGATAAACTGTTGTATGGTAGCGAAACTCCAGATATTCAGCAGTTAATCTTTGAACTTAACCGTTCTTACCTGTTTGGCTCCAATGTTCACGAAGTTAACGATAATGATGATATTCGTTATTGCAGATGGAATGGTCAAACTTCTGACGGTAAAAAATTTAGCAAAAACCGTGATGAAGATGACCCTGCATTGCCGTTTGAAGGTGCATCCGATGCAAGAGTCAGACTGATTGATAGAATTATCAATGAACAGACGGCTCTTTGGATGAACTCATTAAAGGGTGCTAAACTTGGTGTGTCTGGAAGAACTTCCGATGATTCTGCTACTGCTGGCGGTATGCAGATGCTTTTAGAGTATGTTGCTAGAGGAAGACAGAACCAAGAGATGAGAAGAGAGGCTGAAATGCTTGGTCAATACACAAACCAGTATGGTTGGTCTGCTATGCATATTGGTTGGGAGCAGGAAATGGGTACTGTTGAAGAACGCTTTACAATTTCTGACTTGGTAAATGTTGCCACA